ATATTAATATCAACAAAAAATAAAGGTGTATTTTTATTTGGTTTATACCATGTGGTGGTATATCTTGCACTCAATATCAGAAACAAACAAACATTTAACCACAATCAAACGTTAACACAAAACACAAACAAAATCATTAACCAAACAAAAATTTAGATTATGAAAACTTTACAGAATAACATCACAAGAGCGCAACAAACAGCAATGATTAACGCATATTTATTAAATTCGATTGACGGCGAAAATTACGGGGTTACATTGTCAACAGATAAGGACAAAGTAAATTTTGTAGTGTCAACTTTTACCAGCGAATTTTTGCACCATAACAACCGTAACGGCAACCGCCAGCAGTTGTTTGCCGACTATCTTAGCGGTTTACCATCATGTATTAATATTGAGTTCCGCAATTACGCAATTTTAGAATTAGCGGAGGCGTGGGGTTCTGATGTATCAACCGAAAAGAAAAGGGATTTTATCTGCTCAAATTGGTTTAATTACATCTCTTGCAAATTCTTTCAACTTCACGCAAAAATGAATAAGTAAATTAATACTAACCAACCACAGGGCGCAGCATCTCAACTGCATTAACATTAACCACATTTTTAACATCAAAATTCCAAACAATGAAATCAATAAACACAGTACTCGGAAATGTAACAGTAGATAACGTATCAATGAACCGGACAAGCGGTTACGGTCAATACACAATAGCTGTAGAAGTTGAATTTGAAGGCAATAAAAAGACAATCAATGTTCATTCTACAGATAGTCAACTGTTCGATACCCTTACAGACCTTGACAACAACAGCGAATGTGCTGCATATCTGCTGGAAAATAAGAATTACACTATTGAAAGCGCAATCGAAGATTATATTAACTCTCTATAATAGCCCCATGCTGAACCTGCATTATTCAAAACTTCAAAAATCAGATATGAAACAGACAGTAAACTTAATCAACAATTTGCAGGGAAATATCGAAGCGTATTTGTATGACGAAAAATGTCTAACAATGGCAATCAATGAAGAAAAGCCAATTGAGTATATTAGTAGCTTTGAGCAGAAATTGCATACTAATGTACGTATAGCATCTAAAGTATTCCGGATTACTGCAATTAGCTACATAGACCTGATAAATATCTATTCAGAAAAGGGAAAACTCGGATTATTGAACCGTTGGGCGATAACGTTAAGCGCAAATTTTCACATCATTTAGCAACCAATAAACGAACGAAATGAAAAGCTGGAAATTCACATTTAGGAAATATCGGAAACCAACCGACAAAATACCGTATTCGATGTTTGTAAAGTACAGGCAATTTGAAAGCCTACAAGAGGCGCAGGAATACGCAGAAACGCACACCGACTATGAACGTATAATAACAGAAGTTACCGAGGCTGAATATTTAGCCAAATACGAATTACATTGCTAACAACTAAATCAACAAACAATGAAACAACTACTAATTAAATTAAACGCTTGCCAACCTGCAAAAGATTGGGCGCAAGATAAAAGCTGGAAAGAAGTATTTGATACCTGCCATCGTGGGGACTGGCTGCTATGGTTGTTTTATAAAACAAAAACAGATAGTGAACAGGATTTCGCATTGTTGACTATTGCCAAAGGTCATTGCGCTAATACTGTTAGGCATCTAATGAAAGACGAAAGAAGCGTAGCCGCAGTTGATGCTGCAATAAAATACATGGGGGATAGGCTTATTCTTAAAAATGCTAATGCTAATGCTTATGCTGCTGCTAATGCTGCTGCTTATGCTGCTTATGCTGCTTATGCTGCTGCTTATGCTGCTTATGCTGCTGCTAATGCTGCTTATGCTGCTGCTAATGCTGCTTATGCTGCTGCTAATGCTGCTTATGCTGCTGCTAGAAAACAAAACCAACTGCTAACTGCTAATATAGTGAGGCAGTTTATACCGATTGAAAAATGGAATATAGACATTAACTTATAAAACCAAACCGATGCACAGCGAACAGAACTTAAAAAACGTTTACCCCGCCTTATACAACGGCAAAATTTACGATGTAATTCAATTCGGTAACATAACTGCGATGTACGACTTTTTGAACTCATTTCATGGCATTAATTGGCAATACTTCACCGAAACAAAGGGATATTTTGCCGATTGGTATTACTGCAAGCAAAACACCGATGAAGGGCGGGAAAACGATAACACATTTTTGCATGAAATTAAGCAATCAACAATCACTAATTTTTAAAACCGAAAAAGGAAGATTAATTAACACTAAAATAAACAATATGCCAAAGTACAAAAAAATACGAGTATCGGAATACGCAAAGTTGCGGGGTCTGAAAAATCAAAGATTCCCGTCTGCATACTGCAAAGCAGGTAGGGCGAATGACTTAGAGGGCGTTAAGTCAGCTTGCAAGGTTAAACCTGATTACGGCAGCGAATATTGGGAGGTGACAGTAGATATGGCGTATTACGATAGTCTTATCAAAAATAGGGCGTTAACGCTACTCCTTGCCTAAATGCGGGCATTTAACAGAAAAGAGGTACAAAGTATAGGGTTAGGGGTTATCAGCAAAAGGAGAATGGGTATCGTAACTGATACTCATTTTTCATTTTAACCACTCAATAAGGTAAAAACCAATTGCAAGAATAGATTTTGAACAATGGAGGTAAGTAAAATTAAGTCGTACCTCCCCTCCCAAAGAGATACGACCTATTCCACTTACCTAATTTGCACTGAATGAGTTTCGTTACAACGTTTTGGCTGTTGGCGGTCATAAGTCTGTGAACGACCTTACCAACATTTAAAAGTGATTTGATACACTACTGCCATCCTCACACGTTTACTGTTTACGCCTTTGTTGATTGCTTACGGTAGGCACAAGCTAATAAGAAAAGGAAATCCCGAATCTCAGGAGACCGGCAAAGGTTTGAGTTCGGGATTTGAACGTTTGAAGGGCGTTCTATATTGGTAAAATCAGTAAATAAATTGAACTATTAGAACTTTTGCCGGTCTCCAATAGCACCACAAAAGTAAAGTATTAATTTTAATCTGCAAAATATTTCAAAGAAAAACCCCGAAAATTAATCGGGGTCAATCCTCACATTAACAACAAATCGAAAGAAAGAAACACAAAACCGAGGTAAAGGTAGGGGTTATTTTGGATTATTAACCCTCTTTTTTCTTTTTGGAGGTTTTGGAAATTCCATCCAATGAGTAACGGGATTGCCCTTTACTTCATCTCCTAAATCTAACCTAAACCACCGACTACCCGTAATATTACTGAAATACATTTCCAATATCATTTTATTTTTAAGGCATACTATAAACCTATCCGTTATAGAATCAGGCAGTCTATCTTTTACGCTTATCCATTCCATCTATTCAAATTTTACGGTCAGGGATTGACCTGTTAAAGTATAAAAAACATTCTGCATTTGGTGTAAATATTCGATGTCGGCAATCCTATATTGCGTATCAATAAAACAATCGGCACCCGATGTACTTTGGCGGCTACCATAATAGCTACTAAATGTATTTTCTTTAAAATTATGGTACATTGTCAAATAGCAATCCCCATGTACGAATTTTTGAAACTCGTTTTTCTTCCATTCGTATCGCCCTTGCTCAAATCCTAATTTCAAAAGCAGTTCAGGGGTCAGCGGGATGCCTTGTAGGTGATGAATCGGGTAATGGTAAATAGAACGCTTATCTAAAGAATGACATTCTAAATCACGGTTTGAAATTGAAACGACTTCGCATATTTTGCCGTCAATCGTTACATAGTTTTCTATCATTAAATCTTGTGCGTTTTCCATCTATTCCGATTTAAAGGTTTGGGTGAAATATTGTTTTTCGTTACTCTGTTCCATCTTGTTTTAGTTTAATCGTGAGTGAATGTTGTTTGTTTTCCATTATTTAGATTTTAGATTGTTGAGTAATGTTGTTGTTTGTGAAATGCAATATTACAAAGTATATTTGGAAATACCAAAGAGTATCTTTAATTTTACCGCCATGAAGAAAAAAACACAACAGTTCTCATTGCATGAATACATTGCATCGGAGTACAACACAGACGGTTTAGCTTATTGTTCAGCTACAAAAAGAATACGCAAAAATCAAGATTTACCTAACGTAAAAACGGTAACAAAGTTTAGCAGAGTGTACATTTTGCAAGTGTATGTAGTAAGCTAATAACCAATACTAGCAACGATTTACAAAAAATCTTTGCTTCGCATTTGGTAGTTTGAAAAATACTTTATACCTTGCACCCATTATCACAGCAAAACACTTAAAACATGACACAAGAAACACCAAAGTATTTAATGACACCGAACAAGCTAAGAGTAAAACATTTTGCTCAATTGCCATGCGAGCCTTTCATTGTAGATGTTGACAATGAGGCAGAGGCATACAAGATTTGCAACGTACTTGCCGACCAACATTTGTTCCTTGAAAAAGAGGGTATCATTCCCGATTACAGCAACATTATTCTTGTTGAAATGTACGACACAGAGGATAACGATTGGGTTGATTATTACAACGAAGCCGAACAAATGGATTGGGAGGAATTTTCTGAAACGTATTTATCTAACACTCAAAACTAGAACATGAAAGAAACTAAGAACTTCACATTTGTTACGCCTTACGGGGGTAGCGCAACGGTTAAACCGATTGAGATTAAAATTGAAGGTGTAGGATATGATTATGGCGATTGTGGAGATGGCGAAAGTCCTTTCCTATTCGACATTAACAACGTCTATGTTGATGGGCAAAACTGCACAAAGCTATTCCGTATGTTAGATGATGATGCTATTGTTGGATATATCAACGATGCAACGGAGGCGCATATGTACGAAGTTTTCAGACCTGCGGGTAACTATGTACGCAGCGAAACAAGTGCCGTACAATCGTTGCAAAATGGCAATTTCAGCAGTTCAAATCTGTTTGCGGCAATAGGGGACATTTGCAGGGGTTACAATACTCAAATTCTTAACAACAAAATTTAATTTTATGCTACTTAAAGACGCATTAGAACAGCAAGCCGAAATTAGCGTTAACAACGCAATAGAAAAAGCAACGGTTATAAATATCCTAACCGTCAACGGGATTGAATTTGAATCTCTGCTGTTGAAAGACGGGGATTATATTTCGTTGTTCAGACTTTATAATTCTTGGGGATTTTGCAATAGCTATGATTCAAGTTTTCCGATGGTATCAGCGATTGACTTTATCAAGGCGAACACCCCACAAGACCCGACAAAGAATGTAACGTATTCCACACCCACACCCGAATCAATGAACATTATATGACGTACCTCCTAATGCTCGTAATGCTAGGGATAGCGGGAACGATGTGGCACTTACTTAAAAGAAATAAACATTAACACTTAAAACAGCGAAATGAGCAAGCGACCCGAATTATTCATTATTTTTTCTCCGTGGCGTAAGCGCACAAAGTACGGAGATTTGTTAGCAAGATTTTACAACGCACTAAAACTTAGATAACCAACAAAACTTTTAAACGCAGAACATGGCACAAAACGAACAATTACAAGTACAGTTACAGACACCTCAAACGGAGGTAACATTTGGGAATAGCGCAAGTTTTGAACACTCGCAAAGGGTGGCTAAAATGCTATCATCTTCAAGTCTGATACCCGACATATTTAAAAACAATGTGCAAAACACAATGATTGCACTTGAAATGTCGCAAAGGATAGGCGCAAGTCCTTTAATGGTAATGCAGAACCTTTACATCATTCATGGTAAACCGTCATGGAGTAGTACGTTTATTATTTCTGCTATCAATGCTTGTGGGCGTTTCAGTCCTTTGCGTTACGAAGTGGGTAAAGATGAAAGGGAGGAATATTGCATCGCATGGGCGTACGATAAAAAGACCAACGACAAGCTAATGGGCGTACGGGTGGATATGGTGATGGCTAAAGCGGAGGGATGGGTGGCTAAAGCAGGTAGCAAGTGGAAAACAATGCCTGAATTAATGTTACGCTATCGGGCGGCTACATTTTTCGGTCGCACTTATTGCCCTGATATTTTAATGGGTATGCACACCGCAGAGGAAATAGACGACTTTACTTTAATGACTACTCCCGAACAAGAGGATTGGTTAAATGAAAACATTGATAATTGCGGACTTGACGAACAAAAGAAAAGGGCAATTAAATGGAAAATGAGCAACGGAATGTCGCAAGGGGAGTATTATCAGTTTAAGAGTGAGATAATTGATTCTATGCCACCTCCAGCGAATTTATCAGCTACCGAGATTAAAGAAACTATTGCATTAACGATTGCAGAACCAAAATAACATGAAACGCACACACATCATAGACGGCAAAGAAATAACTATTGATTGGGAAAGGGATTGTGAAATTGAAAATCATGGTAGCGGTTGCGTATATTGGGGTTTGAGTGGTTTGGGTAGTGATGGTAACGAATACATAGCAACGGGCGTATATCAGTACGGAGAATTAGAGGAAATACAAGACATAGAATTATCATAACGTTTAAAACTAAAAACATGGCATTTGAAATCAAGGGAGTAATTTACTCCATATCAGAAACGAAAGTAGTATCGGAAAAGTTTAAGAAGCGGGAGTTCGTGTTGGCTATAACGGAAAATGACTACACCAATCACATACCGTTTCAGTTAGCACAGAATAAGTGCGAAATAATAGACCGTTATGGCATCGGTCAACTCGTAACAGTCCACTTCAATTTGAAGGGCAGAATCAGCGAGAAAAACGGCAAAGAAACAATATTCTCTAACCTAGACGTTTGGAAAATCGAAACGGCTTAAAACTTTCCGACCTCGTTAAATCAAAAATGAAATGATACTAACCAACTTCATTGACCACAAATTCCTAACCGAAAGAAAAGAGATTATGAAACAGCCACCATCAAGCCGAATGGCTAACGACAAAATGAACGAAACGGGTACTAAACTGAAACACGCTGATATTATCTACAACGCTATTTTGGAAAGTCCTAATCGAATGGCAACGGCTACCAACGTAGCGATAGTTACCCGCCTTGATTACGTTAGCGTCAACCGCAGGCTATCAGAACTTGTAACAGCCAAAAGGATTGAAATTTTTAGCGAAAAAGGTGGTAGAACGGCAACCAACAATCCATGCAGAATCTACCAGGCGTTAGTTGCAAGTTCGCAAGCGATTGAAACCGTAACAGAGCAGCAAACTTTATTTTCGTAAACACTTGCAAAATCCAAAAGCAAGAATTATCATTGCAATCGAAAGGTACTGGTACTACCTACACAAAACATTGCCCCATTTTTGATAGCCCGTGTACCAGACGGATATTAGATTTGGGGCGCATTATTTTAACAACGTGAAGCAGATATACCACCATTACCAAAATTGGGAGTGCGTAAAAAATGGTATGTGGAAACGTGCGACTAAAGAAGATAAAGAAACCATTTTGCCATTAGCGATTGAATTTACAGGCAATCACATTGAGTACGGTAAAGCAATGGAGCAAGTAATAAACAAATGGCGTTACACTTGCGAAAATCATTTAACAGACAATGGCATAAATCAAAAGGCGTTTATTGGTCATGCGGCATGTTGTTTAAAGTTTGGTTGGTGTGAGGAAATAGTTAGAATGGCATGGGGGTATTTAACTGAACAACAAAGAATATTAGCAAACCAACAAGCAGAATATTTTATCTTAGTTTGGAAGCAAAGGCACATGAATAAACTGATTAAAAACTACGGACAATTAGAGATACCATTTAATGAAAATCAAAATTGAGAACTACATTAAAACATGGGAGAGCAGATGCTACAAAGATGGCATACCCGATGAGTTACCTAATACGTTAGAATCATTGGATAGAATACCGTCTTACAAAAAAATCTGCATGGCTATAATGAAAAATGAATTTAACCTTGAAAGTTTAGGAATAACAAGAAAACCATGTGCAATTTATCAAGACATTAAGCGGGAAGAAATAAGAAACAGAAACATAGCAAATAACAAAACTGAAACAATACAACTAAACTTATTTAGAAAATGAAAAACGTACTTGAAGCCACCTACGAAAGATTAGAATTGATTTTCAAAGATTTTGATAATGTGTTGGTTGCATTTTCTTGTGGTAAAGATAGCGGAGTGATGCTCAACCTTGCATACAAATACGCTAAAGAAAACAACTTAATACACAAATTAGCTTTTTACTATGAAGATTATGAAGCGGGATATAGGTTTACAGATGAATACGCAGATAGAATGTTTGCCGAATTAGACGTACCTAGAAAATACTGGCTTTGTTTGCCTATTTCGGCGGCTTGTAGCGTATCAATGTACGAACCTAGATGGATACCTTGGGATAGGGATAAAAAAGAAATTTGGGTACGCAAGATGCCAAAATGCGATTATGTAATTCACGAAGATAATTGCCCATACCCATTTGTAAAAGGAACTAAGGGATTTGACGCAAGAATACAGTTTGGGGAATGGTTTGGTAAAACGTACGGAAAGACAGCCGTATTAATTGGTATAAGGGCGCAGGAATCACTAACAAGGCGTGCAATATTTACCTCTCAACATCGTAAGTTTATGCACAAAGATTTGGTTTACTCCAAAACGATTAATAAAGACGTTTGTAACTTTTATCCTATTTACGATTGGATAACGGAAGATATTTGGGTATGTAATGCGAAATTCGGATTTGACTACAACAAAATATATGACCTTTATTATCAGGCTGGTTTGACAATTGACCAAATGAGGGTAGCCTCTCCATTTCACCAATCAGGACAAAACGATTTGAAATTGTATAAAACAATTGACCCTAACAATTGGGGCAAAATGGTAGGTAGGGTAAACGGTTGCAACTTTGGCGGATTGTATGGCGGCACTACTGCAATGGGATGGAAAAATATCAAAAAGCCCGACCATTTCACATGGAAACAATATGCAGAATTTCTTTTAACTACATTACCCGATGCGACTAAAAAAAAATTCCTTTACCATCTTGACCGTTTGCAAAAAACATGGTCTGAAAAAGGATACGGGCGCAACCCTAGAGTAATACAACAAATGTTAGACGAAGGAATAGTATTGGAGAATACAAAGCAAATATCTAAGCTATGCACAAAGCCTGATATTTACGAAATAGTAAAGATAAAATCAGGTTTTCCCGATGATACTAATATCCCTGATTTCAGGCATACTCCTAGTTGGAAGGCGGTCTGTATAACAATAATGAAAAACGATTGGGTATTGCAATACATGGGATGCTCCCGAACAGTTGATAAAAATATACTACGCCAAAAGGGTATGGAGCGATTTCAGAAGTTGCAGGACTTAAAAAAAATAATACAAAATAAAGTTGTTTAGTAAAATAATTATACTAACTTTGTACCTCAAACATACCTCAAATGAAAAAAAACAGGGTAAAAACATCGTTCACTCTTAATGAAGATTGCATAATCGGATTGAAGCACCTATCAGCTATTCATAACCGCAGCATGTCAAACCTGATAGAAACTATCATAGCTAAAGAACTTAAAAAAAGAAAAGATGATTTCTTTACTAACATTAATAAAAGGCAAAAATGAAAAAACCGAGCATAACAGAATTAATAAAACTACTTGATAAACCTGCTTTATTGAATTGGGCAAATAAACAAGGCTTAGAAGGTATTGATATTAGTAAAGAGAAAAAAACATGGTTAAGTAAAGGTGTATCTACCCATGCAGAAATAGCAGCGTTTGTAAAAGATGGTACACCATTTACAAATGAAGATACCCAAAAGAACTTCCAAAAATTTATTTGTGATAAACAAGTGCTTGGATATGAGCATGACATTGAAACGGAATATTTTGTTGGTAGATACGATATGAAGTTAAAATGGGATGATGAAATAGTTATGGTAGATTTCAAAAAGAGCGATAAGGGAGTAATGAAAAAAATCTACTTAGAACATAAGTTGCAATTAGTGGGGTATAGTATGGCTGAACAGTGTGATAAATTTGCGATAGTAACTACACCTGATTTTTCAGTTATTAAGTTTAAGATTGAAAACAGAACGCCTTACGAAGAAATAATAAAATCACTTTCAAACATTTATACACAAAAACAAAAAATCGAAACTCATGGAATTATTTAACCAAACACCGATTATTGAAAATAGGGAAAACGACATGGTTTACAATGACGACTATGTAAGTCCATGCTACAACGTGCAAAAGGTACATATTGACAAAATAAGAGCCAATTCCTACAATCCTAATGCAGTTGCTCCGCCCGAAATGAAATTGCTGGAAATGTCTATTTGGGAAGATGGATATACTATGCCTTGTGTATGTTATTACTTGCCTGATGAAGATGTTTATGAAATAGTTGATGGATACCACCGTTACACTACATTAAAAACTAGCAAACGTATTTTTGAACGTGAAAAAGGTTATTTGCCAGTTGTTGTAATAAACAAGGGTTTAGAAAACCGCATGGCATCTACTATTAGGCACAATAGGGCAAGAGGTAGCCATAGCATTGAATTAATGAGCAACATTGTTTCAGAACTTGTGCAAAGCGGCATGAGTGATGCGTGGATATTGAGGCATATCGGCATGGATAAAGACGAATTACTAAGGCTCAAGCAAATAACTGGATTGGCTGCATTATTTAAAGACGTTGAATTTTCCAAATCATGGGATAATAAAGCGGATATTCCCGAAGTAGCAGAAATTGAAAATTAACCCAAAATATTTATTCAACCAAACTAAAGAAAATGGAGAAGATAGTGGAAAGTGTACACTTGCCTAACTTAACAATATACGAAACGGAAATTGTTGAATTGCTTTATATTGAGCAAGAGGGCGCAAGGGGTTTAGATACTGTAATAATTTACAAAAACGAAATACCCGCCCTAATCTCCGCCCTTCAACAGTTTTTACCAAACGAAAATTTAACCGACAAAAAGTAAAATATGAAGCGTTTTATATCATTCAGTGGGGGCGTAGAATCTACAACAATGTGCATACTGTACGGCAAGGGCGCAACGGCTATTTGGTGCGATACGGGAATTGAAGAGCCTGAAATGTACGAAAGGATAGACTATGTTGAAAATATGCTGAAAGTAATACATGATGGGGATTTCACGCTATTGAGAATTAAGCCAGAGGTAAAGGTAAAAGGCGTAACAGTCAACACAATTGAAGGGGCGGCAATATTATGGAAATTCTTTCCTTCGCAAAAACATAGGTGGTGTACGGGTAAATTCAAGATTATACCAATTGACAACTTTTTAAAAACACAAGGCGAATGTGAGTTAATGATAGGTTTTAATGCAGATGAAGAACCGAGCAAAGATAGAACAGGTAACTTTATGAAGTGCGATAATGTCAAATATACTTATCCTCTTTATGAAGATGGTGAAACAAGGGATGATTGCGAACAGATTTTACATAAATACGGATTGCACCCAAATTTTCCTATCTACATGAAGCGTGGCGGCTGTCGCTGGTGCTTTTTTCGTGGGAAACCTGAATTGAAAGCCAAATATGTATTTAATCAGATTGAGTTTGAAAAGGATAAACAAATGGAATTATATATGAATGCAATTAGTGGGCGCAAAAAGTTCTACGCTATCAATATTTCGCAAGGAACATACCAACAGGCGGAGGATGAGGTAAACAGGGAAATTGCATTATGGGGTTTGGAACAGGTGAAAGAAATGTATAAAAATATTCAATCACATCAACCTTGCGGCGCATTTTGCCACCGTTAAATTAAATTTGGTGGAGAACGAATAGTGTTGTATATTTGTACTCAAGCGACTAATACAGTACAAATGAAATCAAAAAAACAATCCTTAAATTATCGGTCGGGCGTTACATTATTTGTATGCAGGTTAGTCGCTTTTCCTTGCCCGACCGTTTTTAATATTTCAATTCTTAAAAAGCGATATAATGAAGTCCTATTCTGAAAAATTATTAGACCCACGCTGGCAACGCAAACGGTTTGAAATCCTACAACGGGATAATTTCACATGCGTACTTTGTGGAGATACCCGAACTACTTTGCACGTTCACCATACAGAATACAAAGGGAATCCGTGGCAGATAAGTAATGATAAACTGAAAACCTTATGCCTACATTGCCACGATGTACTACACAAATTGCCTACCTATCAGATTACCAAAATTGACAAACAAATATCATTGCAGTATGGGTGCTGGCAAATAGTAGCCTATACCGATAACGAAATAATATTCCTGTATATGTTTTTTACAGACGTTCAAAATAGGTCGTCATTGCCCGAAGAAACTATTATCGTTCACACTTTTATTAAACCCGAATAATGGCAGTAACACAGTTTGAACTAAGTAGAGCGTTTTGGGATTTTACATTTGAAAACCCTGAAAAGGTTACGCCAACACATATTGCTATTTTCTTTTTTTCAGTTGAACATTGCAATCGGTTGGGATGGAAAGATAAATTTGGATTACCTACTTCAATGGTTTTGGAGGCAATAGGCGTAAAATCATACAACACTTTTAAGCCATGTTTTAACGATTTAGCAGAGTGGGGATTTATAAAAGTTATCGAATATTCAAAAAATCAATACTCAAGTAACATCATTGCCCTATCAATTGGTGTATCAAAAAATAACAAAGCACTTGATAAAGCACTTGCAAAGCACGGTACAAAGCACTTGCAAAGCACAGTACAAAGCACAGGTAGTATAGATAAACAAGTAACAATAAACAAAGAACAAATAACAATAGGGGAGTTTGAAAGGTTTTGGTTAGTGTATGGTAAACCAACAGACAAAAAGAAATGTTTGGATAGATTTAAAAAACTTGAATTGCCTGAAATAGAAACAATTTTCCGAACGCTACCAAATTACCTTGCATCTACACCCGAAGTCAAATTTAGGAAAAATCCTTTAACATACCTGAATGGTAAATGTTGGGAGGATATGATAAACATGACACCGAGTAAAAAACCTTATGTTCCTATTCCTAACAATGAATGGTAAAAAATAAACTATGCACAACAAAAACTACGATTTCACGATGTATTTTGACGGGGCTACCGAACCTGTCAACCCCGGCGGACACATGGGTATTGGATGCGTTATTTTCGATTGCGAAGGGAATAAGATAAAAACTTTTAGCTATCACATTGCCGCAAATGTTCAAAATTCAAACAATGTAGCAGAATATCAGGCGTTTGGAGTAGGCATAAAATGGCTTAATGAAACTTTAAAAGACAAATACAAAATTATTATTCATGGAGATAGTAAGTTGGTTATATGCCAAATGAACGGGGAATGGAAAATTGGTAATGGTTTGTATGTTGAATCTGCATTTAAAGCGCAAAAGGTATTTAAAGAACTTTGTAACAAACACTTTGTAAAGCTACTTTGGATACCGAGGGAACAAAACCAAGTTGCAGACGATTTAAGTAAAGGATTACTGATTGAAAAAGGCGTACAAATACCCGATAGGAGCAAATTCAAAAAGACATGGTAACAATATTCAAAGACATATACGAAAAGTCTAAACCGCTTCATGTTTCGGTAGCAGTTGCACTCGAACGCATTAAGACTGGCAAATACTCAAAAGAGAGGATTGAACAGTTAAGGGCAATTTCAGGCGATGCAGACGCAGAAAAGAAACTGAAAGCCAAATTACCATGTGTTTGCTTTTCAGGGGAGTTTTCAGAACGTTTTGATGATAAAATGGTCAAACATTCGGGCTTCATGGTGTTGGACTTCGATAATGTTGACGATATTGGTACTAAATCTGCCGAAATTTGGGAGAAAAAGTTTATTTACGCTATTTGGGTAAGCCCAAGAGGAAACGGGCTTAAATGCCTTGTTAAAATCGCAGAAGGCGAAAAGCATAGGGAGCATTTTCAAGCTATCAAAGAAATATTCCCCGACATTGACCAATCAGGGATAAACCCGTCAAGGGTATGTTACGAAAGTTACGACCCAAATTTGCAGATACGGGAGGATGCAGAAGTATTTACAAAAATCAAAACCGTTGAAAAAATTGAATCGGTAGAGGTTGAACAGAATGAAACGGAAATATTTAAGAAAATACTAAAATGGATAAGCAACAAAAAAGAATCATTTAGCAAAGGGAGTAGGAACAGTTTTATTTACAAACTTGCGTCTGCATGTTGTAGGTTTGGGATAAATGAAAATAACGCAGGCTACATGATACTTGCGGAATTTCCTACCGATTTGGATTTTACGGTAAAGGAGGCTCAACTTGCAATAAAATCCGCTTACAGAAGCAACAAAGGTCAATACGGGACGGCAAGGTTTGAAAAGGATATTTTGGTAGATAAAGTTACCCGTAAGGAAATTGCAGTATCGCAGGATATTTACGATTTATCGGTAGAACCTAAGGACGTTGTATTCGGTAAAGACGTTTGGGATAATGCGCTGAAAATCTACAATCAGGGGTACGAAAAAGTAAAGGGAATTAACTGCCCTGAATTTGACCAATACTTTAAAAGCAAAAAAGGTGAAATTACTTTACTATCTGGTCATGGAAACTACGGTAAAAGTTCGGTTTTCAAGTGGATGCTACTTTGCAGAATATTATTGTACGGTGAAAAATACGCACTATTCAGCCCAGAGGAAAACCCCGCAGAGGAATTTTATAATGACTTTGTAGAAATGTTACTAGGTTGCAATTGCACACCTTATGAATGGAACGGAACGGTAAACGAGCGCAAACCAAAAGAACAGGAGTATAAAAATGCTTATGACTTTGTTTCAGAACATATTTACTATATTTATCCTAAAGACCTTGCACCCGACCCTGAATACATCAAAGAACGTTTTTTAGAATTAATTATAAAGAAAAAAGTATCAGGCATTTGCATCGACCCGTTTAATCAGTTATCGCACAATTACGGTTCAACAGGTGGGCGAAGTGATAAGTACCTCGAAACATTTTTAGCAGATTTCAAAAGGTTTGCACTAACAAATGATGTGTATGCGTTTATAATTGCACACCCTAAACAAATGGTAAAAGACCAAAGCGGAAACTATCCATGCCCCGATGTTTACGATATTGCAGACGGCGCAATGTGGAATAACAAAATGGATAACATACTGATTTATCACAGACCGTTTGCGCAAAAAGACCCCGATAGTAGCAGATGCGAATTTCATAGTAAGAAAATACGCAAACAAAAAATAGTAGGGAAAAGAGGTTTTTTAGAATTTGATTACCACAGAAAAACAAGACGGTTTACGGTAGATGGGAGGGATATAATTAGCGAAATTCTTACAACACAACAACTAGATTTCGTAAAAGAAGTAAAAGAATACAAACCAGTTACACCGATTAAAAATGACTATTACAATCCGTATGCTGGATTTCAGCGACCATCAGGCAACGGATTTAATAAAGCAGACTGGGAAACGAATTAGAATCCACAATAATTTTTTCAAATAAGTTAACCTTAACAGCAAAAAATAAGAACACATGAACAATCCAAAAGCAAAGAAAGTAGGCGAACAATGGGAGAAGCGTTTTAAGGACGTTGTTTATTTGATGGAGAAGCAGCCAAACGGGGTTGATAAGGCGATTAAGCGGATTACCCCTTATGTAAACCCACGCAAGGCAAATTCGCTATCAGGAATACCCGAAACGGCAGGTAAACCCGTATCTAAGAAGATGCCGATTAACGGTGGTAACAATTGGGTGGTGGAAACTTTGAACAAGAACAAAGACGTTAAGATACGGAAACCCGACTACGAAACAAAGCGGGTAAGGATTGACAGCCGAACGGAAATAGAAGTACCGATACACGTACCAAACGAAACCGCCATTGCGAACTACCAACAAAAATACAACCGAGCAACATTTTAAAAACCACGAACAATGAAACCGATAGTAACGAACCAAGTACCACAAGCGCACTTAGACGAACTAGGTAAAATCCTAATGCGCATTTTGACAAGCCAACAGGTTATAATGAAAAACCTTGACGACTTGAAAGACTTTTACCTTTGTCCTAAAGATTTGAAAAGCTACATTGGCGAAACCAAAAAGGCAATGATAAACTTTAAGGGCGCATCAATTCGATTTATGCCACGACACGCCAACGCATTGAAACGGGATTTACAGAAAGAACGCATAGACGAACTGAATCTGATTATGGATAAATTGGATAGCATAGAAAATTTGGACTTAATTACAAAGAGGTTATTCGAGGATTTGTTAATTACTGATAAAGCAGAACTATAATGATTTCACCGTATGTATATCCGTCTTTATTTGAGGACGTGAAAAGGAAAGAAAAAATGATACAGCACTTTGTTCAAAAGGTGTGCGAGCATTTAGGAATAACTTTGCAACACATCAAGCATCGCAGTAATAAACAAGAATATTCGGAACCGAGGCAAATGGCAATCGTTATACTAGCCGAAATTAAAGCCTTGAAATCAGAAGATATTGCGCATTATTTCCGCAAGCATCGGACAATTATTTACGATAGCCGTAGTAGAGTTAGTGATTATTGCGACACTAACCCCGAATTTAAGCAGAAATTTGAGGATTTGAAACGATTTGTATTAAGTACCGCAAACTGAATTTAACAACAAAAACTGAAATATGAAATTTAAAGAAGAAATACTTTGCTACAAGAAAGGGAGATTCGTTTTTACATTGGAAAACCAATGGGTAAATATGAAATTGTTTACTCCAATAGAGATATATTTCGGTAAAGCAAGATATGCAGATAGTTGGATATTCAATTTTACCCTTTTGAATTTTTGCATTTACATATGCACAGACCCTAAAATAAAACGCAATGGCACGAACTAAGTGGACAGCCGCAGACATAGACGCTGTAAACAAGCGAAACGGGGCGGCTCAAGTCAAAGTACCTAAAACTGAAAATAAAGCCGTAAATCAAAGGGAAACGGGCAAAGCGGGCGTTTCTGACCCTATCGGACTATCCCACATTAAAAGTGTGCTAAAAAGAAAGGGTATTCCGTTTGAGGTTGAATGGCGTTTTCACAAAAAAAGACGTTTCAGATTTGACATTGCCATATTGAATTTTAAGCTAAGTGTAGAATATGAAGGGATTTTCGCAGGTAAAAGTAGGCACACATCATTGAAGGGGTACACAAAAGACTGCGAAAAATATAATATCGCAATTATAAATGGTTGGCACGTTTTCAGATACACCGCCTTGAACTACAAAGATTTTGAAAGTAACCTGATTGAATTTCTACTAAACTACAATTACAATAGCAAAGATAATTATTTGCTATGACCTGAAAAAATTATTTTATGTTTGACCATTTACCATTATTAATATTATCCTTTGTATTTTTGGTGTATATCGCTACATCCTTATATTTGAAGTATAACAAAAAACCATGACTTGGATACATTTATAATAACCGCAATAGTTAGTTATTTTTTGAATAAGGATAAGTAATTTAGCGTATATTTGCAACGAGGTTCAATACTCATTCGAGTAAATGAAATCGAAAAACGCAAAGCCACCCGTAAAAAGGTGGCTTTTTAATAATCGGGATTTCCGATAAATCTATTTCAACTGTTCGGAAAAACCGAACAACTGCATTAAACGATACTTTCAGATAGGTACAAATCAGCCTCCGCCGCCCTACGTTTGGTAAGACCCGCCAACACTTGACCCCCTGCCTTATTCCACATTAGAAATGCCGCTTTAATATCCCCTTCACCCGTTACAATTCTCTTTTTCAATGTGCTGTTTTCAAATGCACCCGCCCCGCAATTGTAAACAAAGCTACATAATGCGTCAAATTGATTTTGGCTTAATTTCAGACCTACTAAGGCGTGATAACAACGATTTTCAATGTGATGCACCAAATAGTTCTTTGCCTGTTCTAACGTAACGGGATAGTCATTCATTGTTACTTTAATTCCTGATGGGTACATAGTCGTACCGAATCCGATTGTGATTGGTTCTCCACCAGTTGCAGGGTCATTATAAGGCTTTGCTGAAAATCCTTCAAATGAACAAATTAAATCAATTCCCTTATTTGATATAGTCATTTTGCGTGTTTTTATATTCAAAAAAATAATTAGAAACGGTAGGTGTAACCCCTCTTAAACACCTTTTAGCATTCCCTCTTTGTATATTCAGTTCTCTACAAGCATTTGTCAAATTAAATCCCTCAAATACTTTTTCACCTTTAATTACATATCCTTTACCCCACCTATTCCCTCTTTTTATTTCAGCTACTTTATATACAACAAATTCTTTTCCGCCCTTAGATTTAGATGAATAATCCCGAATAGACTTGTCAAAATAATATGCTTTTAATGAATTTGAAAGTTTAACTTTATCCCCTTGAAATGGTTTGCCTTTCTTTTTAGATGGTTTGCCTTTGGTTCCGATTATCCCTAAAGATATAAGGTTTAATGTTTGTTTTCTTTTAAGTTCTCTTAATTCTGGACTTGCCCAAGTTTTTTTTAATGAAATAACCCTTTTATTTTTTGATTCTTCCGTTTGTATTTTGCCAGTTAATGATAAAGATATTTTATTTTTAGTTTCTTGTGCATTACACCCAGTTTTAAATGGACTTGTAGGCTTAATGTTGTACCCACATTCTCTAGAGTGAGAGGATAGCATATTTGCCCAAAAGTTTTCCTGACTATATAAATATTTATTTTCTACTTTTTCTAATACTTCAAAAGAAAAATTATCCTCTCCATATTTATTCCATTCAATCTGTAAATAAGGATTTGCATGTGTACCATTTTTTAAATGGCTTTTATGTTTTCTAACTCGATTGTTAAAATTTATGGACGCACCAACATAAAATTTATTAAGGATTTTATTTGTGATTGTATATATCACAGAACTGT